ATATATCAGTGCGAGTTTAGACATGATAGTTACTATTATCTTTGGCCATGTGTACAATCTTTGGTTGGAAATCACAATCCTTAGCAAAGACTTCTGGGAATGCATACTCAGGCCCCATAGTATGAACCTTATCTTTATTCTCAGAGTAGAAACAATTTAGATGACTCTCATCATGCCATACAGCAATGACATTATTCTTTTCATCTTCCGCAGTACGTTTATTAAGTTCCTTTATTAAATCAAATACCTCTGGTACTTTTCCACCCCATAAACATCCTTGCCAATATATGGAGAAATCATACTCCTCAGATATACAAGCCCGTGATAATGGATTAGTTTCAAATGCTCCAGGCGGTTGATTATGTGGAGGAAACTTTAAGAAATGACATGGGTGATGAACACCAATGTATGGTTTATCCTCATCGAATAGATCCTCTGGGTCTACACTATCAACAACTGCCATATCTGCATCAAGAAATATCAACCAATCACAATCCTTTATATCCTCCTGCACCTTTTCTAATATCTTAAATCGATATAGAGTTATGTAAGGCCAATCAAGGTGTTCTTGATGATATACAATAGAGTTCTCTGGTGATTCTGGTACATCACCATCAGTAAAGATCAAATACTTTTTCTCTACATCAGGTAGGAAAAATTCTTCACACCTCTCATACCAAGTGGGAAGAAAGTTTAGATACTTATCAGTCCCAATAAAAACAACAGCAACTCTCATCAGATTAAAGTCCAACCTTTACAATATAAATCTTTAGTATCAAGATGTGCATTATTAGGCCCAAACCATGTAGATGGGGCAACAACATCTCTACTATTCGATAACCATGCACCCCACCATGAGAAAGATGAGTTTGCAATGATGTGACTCTTACACAAAGACATCAAACACATATCCATGTAATGACTGTTACCTTCAGATACAAGGAATCTATTATCATCTTTAAATAATGCCTGTTCTTTACACCAATTAGGATCATCACTAAAGATAATAATATTACGACCTTCGAAATGATCTAATCCTTTTGCATAGTAATCAAGGCCTAGATTATTATGATTTGCATGATTTGTCAAGTAGTCACCTCTTCTAATATGAAGAGATACAGGATTCTCAACTGTGCCAATCATTTCCTTACAAGGATTTAATATCTCTGGTTTGAAAGTAAACATAGAACGAATAGTATCTTCTATGTGTATAAAATATTTTTCCGATTGAAAAAATCCATGTAAACTTACCCAGTCTGGGCAATTATTAAAGAGTTCTTCATTAAAATGATATGTCCCTTCTTGTACAATTGGTCTGTCCTTATCAATCAACTGAATATTTAATGGATGAACACCCTCCAATGTAAAAGGATTTTGAATATCAATACGTAACTTATTACCTAAAGAATCTGTAGTCACATTACCATGAATGGGAAAACAATAGTTATAGCCATTCTTGGAAGCGATTCCCCTCAAAGAAGCAAATTGGAACATTTGGTTTCCCAACTGCCCCAATTGACCTAATGCATTAAAACCAATCATTAAACAACCTCAAGTGTTTGATCATGTAATAGTTGTTTCTCATTAAGTTGTGAAGTATAAACTTGTTCACTAACCCAATCATATGTACGACTAATACCTTCTTCCAATGAGATCTCATAATCCCATTTAAGTTTCTCTCTAATCATATCGTTCTGCGAATTACGTCCACGAACACCTACTGGGCCTGGGATATGATTAATATTAATTTTTTTATCTGCAACTTTAGCAGCTATATTAATTAACTCATCAATAGAAACCATCTCCTCCGAACCAATATTAATTACTTCTTCACAATTAGAATCCATTAACCTACGTGTTGCTTCTATACAGTCATCTATGTACAGGAACGATCTAGTTTGTTTACCGTCACCCCAGCAGTCAATTGTTTCACCAGATGCGACGGACGCAACCTTTCTACACATAGCTGCAGGTGCCTTTTCCTTTCCACCATCCCATGTTCCTTCTGGTCCGTAGATGTTATGATAACGGGCGACACGAACAGTAAGATTATGATTACGACTGTAAGCCAAGTATAATCTTTCGGAGAATAATTTTTCCCATCCGTAATCGGAATCAGGGTTTGCAGGATACGCATCATCTTCTTTCAAGCCAGGATTATCAGTTTCTTCTTGAATGTGTGATGGATACGCACAAGCAGAAGATGAATAGAATACTCTAGGAAGTCCTCTACCCATTTGTTGATTCTTAACTACAGCATCTAATAAATTAAGATTGACTGTAGCTGAGTTATGCATAATATGTGCATCATTATCACCAGTAAAAATATATCCTGCACCACCCATGTCAGCAGCAAACTGATAAACCTCATCAAAACTTTCAATCAATCTATATGGAACCTGATGAAAGAAATTACCCTGTGTACCTTTAAATTCTACTACACGATTAACAAAACTTTTATCTCTTAAATCACCAATAACAAATTCATCTGCATGATGACGATCAAATTCTGGATGTTTTAAATCAACACCTCTTACCCAGTATCCTTCAGATTTAAGTCGTTTCACCATGTGGGAACCAATAAATCCACCAGCCCCAAGAACTAATGCTTTTTTCATGTGATATAAATCAGTTGTCAAGATATTTATTATAACAGAAAAGGGGTGGAATTACCACCCCCTTGAATCAGATAAGACGTTTAACTCTATTATACCATTCATACATCTCTTGACACTCTGCACTCATACTCCCTCCACTACTTCCTACACTTGCATGTGTTTGAAGTTCTTGAATTTTATTTTCAAGAGCAGTGAGTCTATCATCATTACTCTTTTGCGTAGCACCAGTAGGCATTGGATGTGCCTGTTTTTCTAATGCTTGTAATCTTTTTTCCACTTCAACATCATATTTTGACATAGAAGCACCAGTTGCAGACTTTGCTGCTTTTCCTTTTGCTGCCATTTTATTAAATTAATCTATATTATATATCAGCTACAACTCCCTCCTTTTCTAAATCTTCTTTTATTAAATCAACAACTAATTCATATGTATCATATGGATCCTCATAAAATTCAACATCTTGATCTCTATAAAACCTTAATATTTTTTTATAGAGTTTGGGATTTTTAAAATCCAGAGAAACAGTACCATCTACGGCCTGTGTGAGAACATCTACGTGTTTCTTAAACTTAGAAATCAGTGACATTTTCTTTTTAAATTAATAGGTAAATTTGAAACGATTAACAACCATCGTCATGATCATTATAAAACGACCAATCATCATCTGTCAATGGTTTTGTTTCATTTTGTTTATCCTCCTTTACATTTTCAAATTCAGTGTCGTCTTTTTCAATCATTAGATTAAATGGTATCCACGTTATTTAGCAAGACTCACTTCTTTCATTTTCACAAACATACCTTGCATATCATAGAATAACTTATAATTCTCAGTAGTTACATAATGTCCTGTAATATCATTCCCATCACAATGCCAACCATATGCCCTAACTTTCTCTTCAACACCATCTATCCTCATCTTCTTACTACCATCTAGGTAAGAATGATATCTTTCGTCTAAATTAATCATGGTTTTTGATGGAATGTGAGGGTACTCTAACATAATAATGTTCTATTATGTATATTCTTTATACTCTCTTTAGACTCTGTTCACCTTTCTTCAAAATCCATTTTACGAACTTTACGTTTTCTTCTAGACTCTTGCCATTCAATATCTGAATTACTCAAAGAGGTTTCATTACTCTTTTCATCAACACGCATCTTAACTATTACTGCTTGTGACAAATCAACTGCTGTGATTTTATTATCAATAATTGATGTCATATTAGGACATCCACAACATTGTAATCTACCATCATTACTATTCAGTTCTTTACCACAACTCTTACATCTTACTACTAACATTTGCCCAGTCCTCTTCAAATAATTGCATTCCTTTTTCTGTTAGAATATGATTATACATCTTATCAAAGATTGTTGGTGGAATAGTACATATATGGGCACCATATTCAAATGCCCTACCAACTTGTCTCACACCTCTAATAGATGCAGCTAATATTTCAGTATTATAAACTTGTTGTTTAGTGAAGATACTAGAAATCTCTTTCACCAAACACAATCCACCAAATGAATTGTCATCCACTCTACCAACAAAAGGAGAAACATAATGTGCTCCTGCTTTTGATGCAAGTATTGCCTGTGATGCTGAAAATATAAGAGTAACATTTACTCTAATCAATTCTCTTGATAATTGTCTACATGCAAACAATCCATCTGGAGTGCAAGG